TATTAAATTTTTTTAATACATTATATATTGCTGTATCAGAAACACCATTTTCTTCAGCAATAGTAATTATACCTTTCTTTTTATTTAAATATTCATCAACTAGGAATTCATAATTATTTAATTTATCATATTTTTCGTCACCAAGAAATTTTCTACTAAGAATATTTCCTATTTCTCCTGGATGATAATTTTTCTTTAAAGTATTTAATCTTTTCTCAATAATTTTTTTCTTATCATTTTCAGATTTTACCGAAAAATTTTGTTTAATTTTATTATTTCTATTTATTCTAATTTTATCATTACTAAATGAATTTTTATGTGCCTCATTAAATTTTGCTGAACAAGAACTACTACAAAATTTTCCATACCCCCTTATAAAATTTTTTTCATAAAATTTAGTTGCGATATTACAATGTAGACAATTTCTATTAGACGATTTAAAGATAAGATTATATAATTTTTCATTAAAAGAATTACCATAATATGAATTAACCATATCAACTATCCAAGGAACTCTAGATAGTTGATATGTTCGCATTCCATTATTATAAGCGTCTATTATGGTAGCCTCAGAATTTTCCATAGTGAACAGTGTTGAGTAGTGCATATAGGCATCCTTTGTATATAGTTCAGAGAGTTTTACAGAACTATATAGGGGCTACGAAAATTCCCTTTATTTCCATACATCTCCCCACGATCCAGTTAGAGCAGCCTTAGAATAATCTGTGCTAATTTGTTCGAAGAAATTAACATGAGTTTTCACATTAATCATTTCCTCTACCCATGGTAGCGGATTTTTCTTTACCTTGAAGATACCCTTTAATCCGAGTGAAATCAAGCGCCTATCGCAAATATATCTAATATAAGTTTTTACTTCATCCGCACTAAGATTTCTCATTGGACCCATCTTAAATGCTAAATCAATAAAATTATCCTCTAATTCTACAATTTTAGTTGCCATTTTATAGATTTCACTTTTAAGGCTATCTTTCCAGATATGACGATTTTCTTCAACAAAGGTCCTGAATAGCTTAATCATATTATCACAATGCATTGTTTCATCTACAATAGACCAAACAATAATTTGTCCCATACCACGCATAAGACCATTTCTCTGAAAATTCAATAGCATTATGAAGCTACTGAATAATTGAACACCCTCAGTAAAGGCCGAGAAAGCTGCAATTTGCTGGGCAATAGAATGTTCATCCTCATTTGCAATTTCCTTGAAGAAATCGTGTTTATCCACCATTTCCTTATATTCAAAGAATTCTTTATATGTGCTTTCTGGCATACCAATTGTTTCGATTAGATTTGAGTAAGCAGCAATATGAACAGTTTCTCTATTAGCAAATGATAATAACATCATTCTAATTTCAGGTTGCGGAAAGAACGGAAGATATTTCTTTACATATCCCTCGGATACATCAATATCTCCCTGTGTGAAAAACCTAAAGATTTGTGTTAGAAAATACTTTTCTTGATCAGTTAATTTATTTTGCCAATCCTTAATATCCTCGGCCATAGAAACTTCTGTATGAATCCAGGCCGATTGTTCGGATGCAAGCCATGCATCATAAGCCCATGGATAATTAAAGGGCTTATAATAACTGCGTTCATCTGTAAGTTTAATTTTATTCTTTGACATTTATCCCTCGCAAGCCAAACATTCTTCCTGATTAGTATCAGGCAATTCCTCAATTACAATTCTCTCAATTTGTTTTGAGATATTATCTGCCTTCATTAGTTTTTCACTTCGGCAATAATATAGCGCCTTTAATCCAGTTTTCCACGCCATAAAATGAACATCATGTAAATATCTAATATTTACTGTTGGTGGAAAAAATAGATTTATAGACTGACCCTGATCAATAAATCTTTGCCTATTTGATGCATGAATAACAATCCATTTCTGATCAATTTCATCTGCGGTTTTAAATACATTCTTTTCATGTTCAGTTAGACACGAAATATGTTGAACAGAACCATTATTCGATAAAATATCACGCCAGATATCATCAATGTTTAATTTATCATTTTCAATGCATTTATACATTAGTAATTTATTAAGACTTCTATTTTTATTAATAGATGCGCCAGATAAAGTATCCTGTCTATAAGCATTTGCGGCAAATGGTTCAATAGATGGGGAAATATTACCCATAATAATTGACGTAGATGCATTTGGTGCAATTGCCGTGACGTGAGATAATCTCAATCCTGTTCCAACTGCATCGGGGGCTTCGCCTCTTTCCTTACCTAATCTTAAATTAGCCTCATTCAATTCATGACGAATATGATGAAATATCCTATTATTCAGATCAATAGCCTCTAGACTTTCAAATGCTATATTATTTTTCTGTAATAGACTATGAAAACCCAATGCGCCAACACCAACCGACCGTTCTCTCTGTGCAGAATAAATCGCTCTACTAATATACGATGGGGCTGTATTAATGAATACAGTTAATACATTATCGAGCATTTCCAGAACATCAGGTATAAATTGTTCATCATATTTCCATTCATCATAATATACTAAATTTAATGACGATAGGCAACAAACAGCGGTTCTTTCTTTATCTGTTGGTAATTCAATTTCTGAGCATAAATTAGATTGCCTGATCTTTAGACCTTTATCTTTTAGCCATTTTGGTAAAGCCTTATTTGCGGTATCAATAAAATGGAGATATGGTTCGCCTGTATGCATTCTGGTTTCTAGAATTTTTTCCCAGAGTTTCTTTGCTGAAACTTTTCCTTTTACCGTTCCGTTCGGGTCCCTTAATTCCCATGTATCATCATATCCGGGTTCCAACATACATTTTTCGATAATATTCATAAAATTATCTGTGATATTTACGCCATGATGAAGATTTGGTGTGCGATATCGTGGATCACCTGTTGGCTTTCGCATTTCGATAAACATTTCAATATCAGGATGATCAATATTCAAATATGTTGCATATGATCCGCGTCTACTCGTCCCTTGCTTATACGCAAGAGAACTAGCATCATAAATTTTAAGATGTGGCATAATACCGGCAGATAGATCATCTGCTGATCGAATATCAATTCCAATACCTATACCACCACCAAGCATGGAAAGCCAATTAGTTTCCGATAATGCGTCTACCAACCCTTCCTTGCTATCATGAATATAACCAAGATAGCATGAAATCGGCAATCCGTTTTTGTTTCTTCCATATGAAAGGACTGGCGTGGAATATGAAAGCCAATGGCGAGAAGCATATTCATATAATCTCTGTGCATGTTCTGGATTTGAACTAAACGCCTCTGAAACATAAGCAAACCGCTCTTGTGGGCTGGTTTCGCTATCCATCATATAGGATTCTTTTAGTCTTTTTAGACCCAATTCATCAAATAAATTATCACGAGATTTATCTATTTGTATCATCTATTCCCCTTATTTTTATTATTGTTTATCTATTATTTGAGGAATTTAAAATGGTTCTTTAATTCCCGATTTATGAGACCACCTATAATTCTATGTTCTTTTTGTGTTGATGGGTCAGTTCTCACATTTACATAATGAATAAAACTTCTTAGTGTTCCACTCATATACATTCTAGTTACAAGATTACCCTCCGGTAGAACGCTTCTAGCATTCTCTCTTGCTATACCTAGTTCAATGGCTCTATTATACTTCTTTGTGGCAAATTCAGCAACCTCAATCTGTATCATTTCCCATTCAGCATTGATTGGATCATTGGGATCAATTTCAATAGAATTTTGTCTATTTTTATTATCCTGTAATCTAGCTTCTCTTAAAACAAAACCCAATTCATCTACTGGATTTGCATATCTCCCAGAAAATTCCTGATACGAAAATGATTTATGACGTAGAATCTGTCTACCAATATCTCTTGTCGTATTAACTTCAAAACATAATGATACAATCTCAAAAACCGACCAATGTTTATTTGATATACAATAATTTAACAACTTATTTGTGGTTAATGTATTCATTTGATTTGATGGATTAGAAACCCTCGCTGTATATGCAAGAAATTCCTCTGGTGACAATTTTCTATTTGTCACCGGATTAATTTTTAGCGGTTCCGTCATAGCAATCAATTCAACTGATGCGTAATCGTCATATTTTTTCATTATTATTCCTTATTTTCTCCATGCCCAATGCACGACGACCCAATCATCTATGCAATTATCTTCTGTTATTAGTTCGTGGCCCACACCAAATTTATCAATCATTCTTTTTTCCCAGAAGGGCCAATATTCTTTAATTATAGTTTCTCTACTTACTTCTACAGGAAATTCCTCATCCTGTTCATTATACAAATATATTTCTGTCAAGATTTTCTCCAAAAATTCAATCTAGCCAATCCATCCAATCCACTATAGGTATTTTCTTTTATGATATGATCTAAAATATCTTTGGCCATTCCATCCTTTACCATATCATTTATGTCTTTTAATTTCATGGTATCTGGCCAAATTACAATTTTTACACCTTTTTTGAGAGTGTTCTCCATTTTAGATGTTATTTGTTTATTTCTTGGCTCATTATCGTAGATAACAACGGCATTCTCAAAAATATTTGGTAACATATGTGGGTCAATTCTAAAATCTGACCCACCCATGGCTATACAATTATTTATGAAAAGGGAATCAATGGGTCCCTCCGTGATGTAATATGTCTTATTAAAATTTACCGTATCTAATCCATAAATTTTCGGATATGAATCGTCCAATGTTATAGAATAATATTTAGGTTCAATATTTGAAAATGCTCTACCCTGAACAGCAAAAACATTTTTCTTTTTATCAAAGAATGGTATTACTAATCTTGGTTCATCATTACCATCATGTTTAAATTTATCAGGTAAAATACTATTAATCCACAATTTAAATTTTGGAGCATAGTATAGTTTATAATGAATATATGTTGGTATTTTTCTATTATCCACATATATTCTAGCTGGATGATTGAATTTTAATTGAGATATTTTTTTAATATTTTTTAGAATCGAATCCTGCCCCAAAAATTTTGGTTGTGGCATATCGATACTATTTGACATAGGCTTTATTTTATCATGTGGGGTTTCTAAATATATGTCCTTCATATACTCATCATATAATGAAGGACTATATGTTTTGAGAAAATTTCTAAAACTCATACTTGCCGAACAATTATGACAATATATTGAGTAAGAATTATTTCTCTCATAGAAATATAATCTAGCCTTTAATTTATTACTTGAGCTATCCCCACATAGAGGACACGAACAATTAGCTAGATTAGTCGATTTCCATTTAAAATTTCTTAGACTTCCACTACTAAGTGTTATATATTTTTTATCTATCCAGCCACTCATACCCTTACCCTACGTTAGTCTTAGGCGGGTTACACTACCTTAATGTAAGGGTATGGTCAACTAGAGTTTAAAAACTATTTTATAAATAATCGGAAGAATAGCTATCAGGAATGCTACTGCCCCGGCGGCATACCATCTAAATTGCTCTAGAGAATCGACTCTTTTAACAATTTCCTTAATAGCAGCATTATCATTATTTTCTACCTTTTCATGATTTGTTAATTTTAAATCATGAAGCACAATTGTTTCTTTTAAGCTAGAAAGAACTAAAGATAATTTTTCCATGGTTCCTTCTAGCTTAGAAAGAAATTGTGTTAATTGGGCTAAATCCTTTTCGATAATAGCTAATCTGGTATGAAATGAACTACTAATATCCTGTTCCATTATTTCTTACTCCTAGAGATTAAATTATCAACACTAGAACCAAAATAATAACCGAACACTAGACCAATAAGAGCATCTAATGTTCCGAATGTTCTCATAATAATTTCTCTCATTTCGGAAGGAAATGATTGTCCAGAAAATACTAACCATATCTGAATACTACAATATAATAATACTATTACGAATGCCAATATTTTATTAGTATGATCCTTTATATTGATTTCCCTATTGCGCGCGGAATCCCTATCATTATTGCTAAGTGTTGCAACATCGATTTCTAGTTTCTTCATCTGAATTTTGAAATTAGATTCTAATTCTTTTAATTTCAGAAGTGTTTCAGGATTAGCCTTTGATAATTCCTCATACACCTTTTCCTCTGGCGTATCTGGGTCTAATCCTAAAACTTCTGTAATACCCCTGACGGCCATTCCGGCCAGGGGTCCGCCCAAAGCAGATGCTATCGTAGGAGCAACTGTTCCTAATAACATTTTAGCTGTTTTTAATAGTTCTTCCATTTTCGATATCCTTCTGCTTTTTATTTATTTTACGACGCAAAAAGGATAAGGGAATATCTTTATTCTGAATGGCAGGTCCAGTAACGTTAACCGGAACTTCAGATTCTCTTAACAATAATGATAATGCAACCTGTGGTGGCATATTTTTTGTCATATTACCATAGGCAGTTTTATCAAGTTGTTTTCTAATTTTAATCACTAAACCGTCAAATCTTGTAAAAGAATTTTTCTGTTTAATGTTTAGTCTATTTCTTGGTATTAATATATTACCGTTTTCGTCTATTACTTTTTCATAATACGCAGGCCATTCGTTATATGGTAGCAATAATCTTGATAGTAATTCATATAGACATATATCATCTAAACCATATTTCGTTACTATGTTTTTATTGATACCATTTGCTGCCAATGAATTGCGTATTAATTGTGCCTTCATCGTTTAATCTGCCTTAGTATTTTTATTATTCCCTCATCCATTATTATGTCGTTTGTATAAATATT